GAGACAATCTCCTAAAGGTACTTACTGAAGCTAAGATGGTTCACACTTCTAACAAAGCGGAAATTGAATACCTGTACAAATACTATAAGGGTGACCAGCCTATCCTCTCTAGGAAGAAGGAGGTTCGTCCAGATATTTGCAACAACATTGTAGTAAACCGGGCAAATGAGATTGTAGCGTTTAAGACAGGTTATCTCTGCGGAGAGCCTATCCAATACATAAACAGGAATGGCGAAGATAGCGTCACCAAGAACATTAACACTCTGAATGAGTATATGTTCTCGGAAGATAAGGCGAGTCAAGATGAGGAAGTCGTTGAATGGGGAAATATCTGTGGTACAGCCTACAGACTGGTTTTACCGGACGAGAAGGGCGAAGCTGACGAAGCACCTTTTGAAATGTATACGCTAGATCCTAGAGACGCATTTGTAGTGTATCACAGCGGTATCGGTAATAAGCCGTTGATGGGTGTGATGGTAAGTCAAGATGAGAACAACGTGACGCATTACTCAATCTACACGGAGGACAAGTATTACCATGTTGTAGAAATGAGCATAGCAGAGGAAAGTCCTCACACCATGGGTATGATTCCGATTTTTGAATACCCGGCTAACAATGCAAGACTTGGTTCATTTGAGATTGTGCTACCGTTACTGGACGCTATCAACAAGGTGGAGAGTAACAGGCTTGACGGTGTGGAACAGATTGTACAGGCGTTTATCAAGTTCATAAATTGCGATATTTCCAAAGAGGACTACGAGTCGTTCTTGCAAATGGGAGCGATTAAGGTGAAGTCGGTAGACGGAGCAACAGCCGATGTTGGAATGGTTACCACAGAGCTGAACCAAGACCAGACACAGACGTTATCCGATAACCTATATCAAACAGTGCTTACCATCTGTGGTATGCCGAACAGAAACGGTGGCACGTCCACCAGTGATACAGGAAGTGCCGTACTACTAAGAGACGGTTGGTCGCTTGCAGAAGCAAGAGCCAAGGATTCAGAACACATTTTTAAGCGAGCAGAGAAACAAATGTTGAAGCTTGTTTTAAAAATATGCAACACAATGGGCGAGTTGGATTTAAAGCTGAGTGATATTTCTCTGAAATTCACAAGAAGAAATTACGAGAACATTCAGAGTAAGTCACAGGTTTTAATCTCCATGCTACAGCAGGAGAAGATTCACCCGTTACTGGCGTTTTCAAGCTCTGGATTATTTATAGATCCGGAAGAAGCTTACACGCTAAGTATGAAGTATTACGAGGAACAAAAATCGGCAGAGAAGCCTAATGAAACACAAGAAACGGAGAGAACCGACCAAACACAGGAAGGAATGGAAAATGGCAAAGATTGATGTATCTACTATCGAGGGTTATGAAGCATTATCGGTTGAGGAAAAGCTGAAAGCCTTGGAAAACCTAGACTTACCCGAAGAAAATCACAAAGGTTATGTAAGGAAAGAGGTTTTCGACAAGACCGCAAGTGAATTAGCCGGTTACAAGAAGCAATTGCGAGAGAAGTTATCCGAAGAGGAACAGAACAAGTTGGAGCAGGAGGAGAAGTTCACAGACCTAGAAGCTAAGTACAACAAGCTTTTAGAGGAATCTACTCTGAGTAAGTATAAGACTAAGTTCCTGTCCCAAGGCTACGAAGAGAGCCTTGCAGAGGAAACGGCTCGGGCAATGCTTAAGGGTGATTATGACAAGGTTTTTGAGAGCCAGCAGAAGCACCTAGAGTCGGTAGAGAAGAAGATTAAAGCCGATTTGTTGAAGGAAACTAGGAAGCCCGAAGGTGGACAGGGTACAAAGGGAATGACGCTGGAAACTTTACGGGGTATGAGTTCACAGGAGAGATTCAAGTATTCGCAGGAGCACCCGGACGAATACAAGGCATTGTATGAAGAAGGAGAGAAAACATAATGGCAAATACCGTATATGATAATTTTTATCTGAGTAACGAAGTTGAGGATCTGTTCAAGTCTCACTTAGACCTGTTCCCGTTCTGTCAAGTGGACGACACCCTTGAAGGAACAGCAGGAATGAAGAGAATCATTAACGTCTACAACGCTACTGAGGGAACAGAGAAGCTTGCGGTAACGCAGGGTAACACCAAGTCTATCGAGGTAGGCTTTACCAAGAAGGAATACGAGATTGCACTGGCTCAGAACAGATTCGTTTACTATGACGAGCAGGCAATGAGAGATCCTAACCTTGTACCTGTAGGCTTACAGCAGATGGCTACCGATATGTTTAACACCGTGAATAAGGACATTTTTGCGGAGTTCAACAAGACTACTCAGACCGTAGCTGGTAGCGGAAAGGTTTTCAATGATTTTATTGACGCTGTAGCTACTCTGAATGTTGACGGAACAGATAACGATCCAGCAAAACTTAGTCTTTTCGGATTCGTTTCTCCTAAGACTATGGCGATTGTGAGAAAGGGACTTGCTGACCAGTTGAAGTACGTTGAGTCTTTCGTGAGAACAGGCTACGTTGGAACAGTCGGCGGTGTCCACCTGTTTGTTAAGAAGGACGCAAAGGACGGTGATGTAGTAGTCGCTACACCAAAGGCTGTCACCGTATTCGTAAAGAAGGGTACTGAGGTTGAACCAAAGAGAGATCCTAACACTCGTGAAAATTCAATCTTCTCCCGTAAGTATTACATTTCTGCTCTCACCAATAAGACACAGGCCGTCAAGATTACAGGATTGAAGTTACCAGTAGGAACTTAAATAGAAGGGGGTAGGCATGGGAATGACTAATGACAACATGCTGACTGAGATTGCAAGACTCACTCCGGGTATCTTTGACGGTGCTATAAGTAGAAGCGAAGCCTACCCCTTTTTAGAAAATGCAAAGCTTGCAATTCTGAACAGGCTTTACCCCTACGATGATACAAAGACCGATATACCAGAAAGATATAAGTATCTGCAAATGCAGATTGCGATTTATCTGATTAACAAGGTCGGAGCAGAGGGTGAAAGCAATCATACAGAGGGAGGGATTTCGAGAACCTATGGTTCTAGCGGAATCCCGGAATCTTATCTGAGAGAGATTGTGCCTAGGGTAGGGGTGATTAAATGAGGTCGCTTTTACGGAATATGTACACCATAGATATTTTTACTAAAACGGTCGAATTTAAACCGATAACGGATAGAGACGGTAATAGAACAGGGGAGATAGAAGTTAGAGAATATCCATTTCAGACTCGTGCTTCTGTTGAGCCAAAATCGACTTCAAGCCACGATGAGTATTTCGCCAAAGATCTTGATTACAACTATGTGATAATTATTAATCGAGGTGGAACGTTGCCATTGTGGGGAGCTCGTATCGATCTTGATGGTGTATTCGCACCGGGTGATAAAATTATAATCAATTGGAATCGGTATAAAAAAGAAGAAATGGAGGTGAAGGGGGTTTCGTTTACAAAAAATGTTATTAGGGTAGCAGTGACATCCGTCATTTGGAAACAAGGATTGTAATTAAATGAATATTGATTTGTATATTTCAAAACTCAGATTAAAAAAAAGACGTTACAAAAACACTATTGCTATGAGACGAGCCATTGCAAAACGTTTACAAAGTCTTATTACACAAGGGTTTTCAAATGCCATTGTGGACGGAGACACCGTGTCTGACATAAATGTCACCTTCTCTGATGATGGGACAATTACAACAGTTCTAGCAACAGGTAAAGACGTTGTCTTTATCGAGTTCGGAGCAGGTGTGTATTTCAACGGATCTGTTGGCACGTCCCCCCACCCCAAAGGGTACGAGTTTGGTTTTACAATAGGTTCGTACGGTAAAGGGAAAGGCGGTAGGGAGACTTGGGCATACTACAATGACGGAAAAGTTCAATGGACACACGGAACAAAGGCTACCATGCCCGTGTTTAAGGCTTGTGAGATTATAAAACTGGAACTACCAAAGATTATAAAAGAGGTGCTACAGAATGATTGATATTGAGAACGAATTAATAACAGGGATACACGATAGTATCAGAAATAACAAATATATCAGGATTCCAAGCACGGTGTATCCAATGGTGGTTGCTGTAAATCTTCAAAACACGAATTTGAAATCCTTCATTCACGTAAGATTGATTGATAATGTTTCTTATCAGCCTACGGCGACAAGCGAAGAAGCTGAGAATCACGCTTTAATCACATATGAAATTAACGTATTTAACGCTTTAGAGACGAACTCGCTAGGGGTGAAAGAACTCACAAAACTTTTTATGAAAATCACGGACGAGTATATGTTGTCCAAGGGTTTTACAAGATTGACTATGAGTTTTATACCGAACTACTCTGGCGATATGCACAGAATGGTAGCAAGGTATCAAGCAGTTGTATCTAAAGACAAAACAATTTTTAGGAGGTAAAAATGGCTATTAATACTTACAGAGTATTTCTGATGAAGAAGGACACAGCAGGCGGTACTGGCACTTACAAGAAGCTTATCGACATTAAGACCTTCCCGGCTCTCGGTGGTGCACCAGAACTACTCGAAACTACTACCATGAGTGACAACATGAAAACCTACATTAACGGTATTCAAGGAGCAAGTGGCTTGGAGTTCGAGCACAACTATACCCTTACCGACTACAAGGCTTTAAAGGCATTGGAAGGTAAGGAATTGGAACTGGCGGTATGGTTCGGAGGTACAGGAGACGGAGCAAGCCTTGTTCCGACAGGATCTGACGGTAAGTTCAAGTTTAAGGGAACGCTGTCTGTATATGTAGACGGTGCAAACGTAAACGAAGTGGTGAAGATGAAAACCACTATCGCACCGTCCACACCTATTGAGTTAGAAGCCTAATTAAGAAAGGGGAGAGAAATGACTTTAAAATTTACCTATGAAGGAAAAGAGTACGTGTTGGAATACACAAGAAAGACCGTAAGAGAAATGGAAAGAAGAGGACTGGTTATCGGTGAAGTCGGCGATAAGCCTATGACCACTCTCCCCATGTTATTCAGTGGTGCTTTCTTGGCACACCATCGGTATGTTAAGCAGGAAACCATTGACGAGATTTTCGACAAGCTTGGCAACAAGGAAGATTTGATTGGTAAGCTTGCAGAAATGTACAACGCACCAATCATGGCGATGGTTGATGATTCCGACCAAAAGGGAAAAGTGAAGTGGACAGTGGATTAGACAGTCCATTGTCCGATAGTAGAAACGGAGAAGAGGGGGGTGGCGAGTCTGTCCCCCTTTTACCTTACACGAAAGTGTTTGACGAAGCTTTTCCGTTTTATTTGTCTATAGGCATGAGTAGCGAGGAATACTGGAACGGAGAACCGTCTCTAGTGATTCCCTACAGAAAAGCC